CAGCAGGTCCATAACCTGATAATGACTGACAGCACAGTCAACGGCTACGCTTTAGACATTGATCCTGATCGAGTTGACTTCAGCTTGTACGAAGCTGATGTGCCGTTGGGGGTTGTTAGTATGGATTATCTGGTCAAATATCGGTCAAGCCGCGTTGACCTGACATCAGCGTAGGGTTGGCTTGCGGAAGCAGTTAACTTAAACTGATGCGATAAACATTGTCCTTTTTCTGAGGCCTTACACATGGCAAAACTAGCCCGAGTGAGGTCCATCCTCGCCAAAACCGAGTCAAGTTACGGATCAGACAGCACTCCAACAGGATCCTCAAACGGAATTGGTAAGATTTCATCTCTTGAAATCAACCCTGTTGAGTCTGAGGTTCTTTCTCGAAATTTAATTCGTCCTTTTTTGGGCAACAGTGCCCAGTTGATCGCAAACACGCGCGTCACTGTTAGTTTCACAATCGAATATTCGGGATCAGGGGCTGCTGGGACAGCACCTAAATATGGTCCGTTGATTGAGGCTTGTGGGTTCGGCGAAACCATTGTGTCGTCAACTTCGGTTACTTACGCACCGATTTCAACAACGCCTGAATCTGTCACGATGTACATCGACAACGATGGCATCCGGCACAAAGTCCTTGGGGCTCGTGGCACGTTTGCAATCAGCCTTAACGCAAACCAAATTCCGGTTATCAACTTCACGATGACTGGGCAATATGTTGCCCCAACTGATACTGCTTCTCCAACTGTCACAGTGTCGAACCAAGTTGACCCCGTGATTTTTAACGCTGCCAACACAAACGGGTTTACGCTTTTCTCTGCAACAGGTCTTGCTCTTCAGTCAGCTGAAATTGACGTAGGCAACAATGTGGTGTATCGAGAGCTGGTAAATGCAAGCAAAGACGTGCGGATCACTGATCGCGCTGCTACTGCAAACTTTGTTGTTGAGTGTCCAACACTTGCCACCAAAGACTTCTTTGCGCTTGCTGTAGCTGGCACTGCTGGAAACCTAAGCATTGTGCATGGGACTACCGCAGGCAACATTATTACTTTGGCCTCCAATTCGACTGGTTTGTCACTAGGCAATCCAACATATTCCGAAAGCGATGGCATTGTTATGTTGAACCTTCCTACTACTATGGTGCCAAGCTCAGCTGGTAACAACGAGCTGACACTCGCTTACACCTAATCTGCATGGCTTTTGTTCTCAGGAAAGTTTCTTCTTACAAGTGGCCTGTTGCCGTTGACGTTCCTGTTGACGGCGGCAAGTTCAAGAAAGAAACTTTCACGGCAATCTTTAAAAAGATGAGCCGCTCAGCTTTCAACGATTTAGTTGAGCAAGGCGATGATGCTTTGATTGGCGAAATTGTTGAAGGCTGGGAAGGGATCAAAGATGAGGATGGGGATGAGGTTGTTTACAGCGAGGCAGCACAAGCTGAGTTGTTTGATGATCCTTATGTCTTGCGTGGTGTAATTACTGCTTACTCAGACAGCCTCACGGGGGCACAAGCAAAAAACTAGAGGCCGCCGCTAAGCATTGGTGCGAAGGCGGCGGTGTCTTTGATGAAAGCGTTGATGACTTGATGGCTAAGGGTATGGACCCTGGCGAGATCAATGCAATCCGTAAGGCACGCAAGGCTGCGGATTTTGAGGTGTGGGAAGAGAACTGGGATATTGTTGCAATGTTCCTAAAAATGCAAACGCAGTGGAATGTCAGTATGGGCGGGGTTTCTGGATTAAATTACTCGTCGCTGGACTACCTCTGTAGACTGTATGAAGTCAAGGATCCTGTCGCCCTTTTTGAAGGCGTACAGGTGATGGAACTAACCGCACTCGCCAGCCTGAACAAGAAGGACTCCTGATGGCCCAGGTTACAACCGACTTAAAAGTTGTTATAAGAACCGCAGGCGATGCTGGTCTTGATAAATTAACGCGAACTTTAAACGGGTTAGGGCGGCAGGCTAAAAATGCTGCGGCTCCGTTTGATCAAATATCAAAAGAGCTAAAAGAAGTTCAAAGAACGTCGGTTAATAGCATTGCAAACCTTCGGGGCTACAGAAACGCTTGGCGCGATATTACGCAGCAAGTTGAGATTGGCAGCACTGCATTCAAAGAGGCCACGGCTGAGGCGGCAAGGCTTGACAAAGAACTGCAAAAAGCAGAGGGCAGGAAAGGCCCAGGCAAGGGAGGAAGACTAAGAGCTGCTGCTCAAGTTGCGGGAACAGTTGCAGGCGCTGGGGTTTTTGGTGGCCCTGAAGGAGCAGCAGGCGCGTTGCTTGGTTCTATTGGAGGGCCAGGTGGTGCAATTGTTGGTGGCGCTATTGGCGCTCAAGTTGGCCAACTAAGACAAGCGTTAGGTGCTGTTGCCGAATACGGAGCAGAGCTAAGTAAATTGCGGATTGCCCTTAGAGGGGTCACTCAAAGCGAGCAAGAGTACGCAAAAGCTCTTTCAGTTGTTAACAAAGCAACTGAAGATTTTGCAATTCCTCAATCTTTAGTCACCAAACAATTTACAAAACTTCAAGCCTCTGTTTCCGGGGCAGGTGGCAATTTAGGAGATACTACCAAGACTTTTAGAGGAATTATCGCTGCAGTTAGGGCGACCGGAGGCTCGTTGCAGGATGTTGATTCTGCTTTGACAGCAACGTCGCAAGTCTTCTCTAAAGGTAAGGTATCAGCCGAGGAATTGAGGCAACAAATCGGCGAAAGACTTCCCGGGGCGTTTACTTTGTTTGCAAAATCAGCGGGCTTAAGTACAAAAGAATTGGACAAGGCTCTTGAAGACGGCAAGGTAACCTTGCAAGATTTCTTGCGTTTTTCAGAAGATCTTTTTGAAAGGTACGGTGAGACTGCTCAAATTATTGCTAGCGGGCCTGAAGGCGCAGGGGATCGATTAAAAGTTGCACTTGAAAAACTAAATGAAAAAGTTGCGCCTGAATTGGCAAGATTAGGCGCACAATTTCAAAATTTTGCAACTGAAGCGGCAAGAGCTATTTCTGGATTATTTGGCAAACTAGATGAGATTGATCGAGAACTATCGGAAAAACTTGGGGGCAAGTTAATTGATAATCAAAGAAAAGCTCTCCAATCAGCAATGCAAACACTTATAGATCCTAAATCAACAAAGCTTATGGTGGAATTTGCCAAAGATCAGATTGCTCGCCTTACGCCAATTATTGAGAGATTTGATTTTATTGGGCCTCCGTTGCCAGACCGCCCTAGTGGGTTGTCGGACGACGATGATACAGACGACGATACTGATCTTGATAAACCTCGCAGGATAAGAGATACAAGTGCAGAAATACTTCGTCTTACTGAAGATATGAACGCTGCTAAAAAAGCAGGTCAATTAATTAGAGCTGAGGAACTCAGGCTTGAGCTTGATATTCAAAAAATTACTGAGCAATATAACGATAAAAAAATAACCTTTAACAGAGCTTCAGAGTTGTCTTCAAACGCCAACGCGGCTAGCCAAGCAAGAACTTTAAGGTTGCAAGAGCAAATTGCAAAACAAGATCAAGAAAAGGACAAAGCACTAAATCAAATCAGGTTAGTAACAGGAGAGATAACGCAAGAAGAGTTTAATCAGGAGCAGATTACGCAGAAAGCTTTAGAGCTTGTCAAACTGTTTCCAGGAGAGTTTGAAAGAGTAAAAGCTGCTCTTAAAGAAGCGGCAAGCCCTTTAGGCCAGTTTAAGAAAGGCTTGAAAGAAGTGTTCGAGTCTGCAATGGATGTGAAGACTGCTATAGGCGATGTTGCAGTTCAGGCAGTTAGTGGCCTTGGAGATGTTTTTGCAGATTTTGTAGTAACAGGAAAAGCAAATTTTGCGGAATTTACACGTTCGGTTTTATCAGATTTAGCGCGAATTTTTGCACGGGCTGCATTGTTTAAAACTCTTTCTCTTATCCCAGGTGTAGGTAGCTTTTTAGGTTTCGCCGACGGCGGTGTGTTGGCTAAAAACAAAATTGTTCCCTTTGCCTCTGGCGGAGTCGTAAACAAGCCAACCATTTTCCCAATGGCTAATGGCATGGGCCTGATGGGCGAGGCTGGCCCTGAAGCGATCATGCCGTTGCGTCGTGGTGCTAACGGCAAACTCGGCGTTGAATCATCTGGTGGCGCAAGTAACGTAACTGTGAACGTTGATGCTTCTGGCTCTTCTGTTGAGGGCAATGGCGATCAAGCCGCGCAACTTGGCAAGGCGATTGGTCTTGCAGTACAACAGGAATTAATCAAGCAAAAACGACCTGGAGGCTTATTGACTAGCTAATGGCTACTTTCCCAGACATCTCTCCTGATTACGGCGCACGGAAAAACAGTGCCCCAACTGTTCGCAAAGTGCAATTTGGGGATGGCTACGAGCAACGACTAACGTTTGGCCTGTCACAAAATCCCAAGCAATGGTCTTTGTCCTTTGTAAATATTACAGAGACAGACTCTGACACGATTGAGACATTCTTAGACGCTCGCGCTGTTGACAACGCATCATTTGATTGGCAGCCGCCTGGATCGTCTGTTGCTTACAAATGGGTTTGTGAGAGCTGGTCAAAGTCGATTCCGTATGCAAACCGCGCCACAATTAACGCAACCTTCCGCGAAGTATTTGAACCGTAATGGCAGCAGTTGCAGCCTGGGCAGCCAGCACCGCTTTTTCTGTTGGTGACATCCGCAGAGCAACGACAAGCCAA